AGAAACGGTTAGCGGTGTAACAGATGAGCAAAAAGCCTTAAACGTTGCAACAAATAAAAACCTTGAAGCAGAAAAACAAAAATTGTCTACTATGGGTAACCAAGACAATATTTTAAAACTTCAGGGCAAGACCGAAAAGGAAATATTACAATCGAAAATAAGACAGACCGACGAGGTTATAAAAGCTACTGAGTTATCAATTAAAAATGCTGAAATAACGCTACAATCCCAAATTGAAGCGGAAATCCGTAATAAGAAAATATTAACGGGACTTCTTGAGGTTGTTCAATTTGTTCCGCTTCAAATCTTAAAGTTAGTTGATTTATTAGGCGAGGCAATCGGGAAGAATTTCAATTTAGCAAGTAGGTTCAAAGACTTTGCAACGGGTTTCATCTTTGACCCTGAGAAAACGAGAGCAGAGGGCGAAGCAGCGATTAAGGCGCAGCGTGACAGTTTGGAAGCACTTAAAAACGACAGAGCAGGTTTTCAGTTAGCTATTAATGATATTGATAAAAAGAACGCAGAAGAAAAAGCCGAAGAGGAAGCGCGTAAGATTTTAGAATCACGTAGAGAATATCTTAAAAAAGCAAACGACCAACAAGAGGAGTTCAGCAAGTTAGACGACGAAAGACGTAAACGAGAAGCCGATGCAGAGGAAAAGAAAAAAGGCGATGCGCTCGCAAGGCTAACAGCAGAGGCTAACGGGTTAAATACTTTAAATCAATATAAAAACAAATTAGCCGAAGAGGACAGAATAAGAGAGGAAGCTGTAGCCAATGCTAAAATAGGCATCACTCAAAACACTTTGGCTTTGATTGGTGAGATAGCGGGCAAGGGTAGTAAGGTCGGTAAAGCGGTAGCATTAGCACAAGCCACTATAAGTGGTATTGAGGGAGTTCAAAACGCTTACACAACAGCGCAAAAGTCACCCGTTACCGCAGTATTCCCCGCATATCCTTTAGTACAAGCGGGTTTAGCGGGTGCGTTTAGTTTGTTACAGATTAGAAAAATCGCAAGTACAGACCCAACGGGTAAAACCGCACCAAATTTAGGCGGGGGTTCAAGTGGTGGCGGTGGTATTTCCGCACCATCATTCAACATCGTTGGGCAAAACACTAACAACCAATTAGCGCAAAGCATAGCGGGACAACAAAGACAACCGATTGAGGCGTATGTAGTAAGCGGTAATATTAGTAGTGCGCAAAGCCTTGATAGAAACAGAGTTAACACGGCAACTTTTAACTAAGTTGATACAGTATAATATTAATACATTATTCAATTATGGAAACATACGAGGTTTTATTTAAAGAGGGTGAAACTACGGGGGTTTACGGAATCAGTCTTGTAAACGACCCTGCTATGGAATCCCTTTGGGTGGCACTTTCAAAAGAGCAAGAGTTTAAACTTTCAACGGTTGACAATGAAAAAAGAATTGTTTGCGGTGCGGTGTTAATTCCAAATAAGCCGATTTACAGAAATCAAAACGGTAAAGAGTTTAACATCGTATTCCCCGAAAATACAATCCGTTTAGCGAGTGAGGCATTCCTTAAAAACGGACATCAAAAAAGTTCGACTTTAGAACACGACATCGATGCTAAATTAAGCGGGGTTTCAGTTGTTGAAAGTTGGGTAAAGGAAAACGATGTTAACGATAAGTCAGTTATCTACGGTTTTAACGACCCTATCGGAACGTGGTACGCTTCAATGAAAATAGACAACGACGAGATTTGGAACGACTACGTTAAAACGGGTAAAGTTAAAGGGTTTTCAATCGATGGCTTCTTTGACTTAGAACAAGTTAATTTAAAAAGTGAATTAAATATGAGTGAACAAAAGAGCTTTATTGAAGAAGTAAAGCAAGTTATTAAAGACGGCTTTGCCTTACTGAATCATAAAAAAGAAACAGAGGTAAAGTTAGGTAGCGTAAATACTGCCGATGGTAGTATCAAAATCAATTTTGAAGGAGATACTGTTATGGCTAATTTACCCGTGACTATGACCGCACCCGATGGGGCAGAATTACCCGTTCCTGATGGTGAGTACGAATTAGAGGGCGGAATGAAAATTTCCGTTTTAGGCGGAGTTGTTTCAGAGGTTTCAACGGCTCAAGAGGAAACTAAGGACGAAGAGGAAGAAATGCCTATGAACGACCAAGCAAACTTAACAGCCGAAGCACCGCAAGTTAAAAGCGAAAGAGTAACGCAAGAAGTTTTTTATCAACTTTCAAAAGAAGAGTTTAACGCTATGATAGTTGAATTTGGAAAACAAGTTGACGAGAAAGTAAACGCATTGCGCTTAGAACTTACAAAGCAACCCGAAGAAGTTGTTGAGTTAACAAAAGCAAAACCCGCAAAGGAAAAAAGTTGGGCGGAAATGACACCGCTTGAAAGACACAGAGCAAGCAAATTAAATTAACAAAAAAACAAATAAAAAATGGCAATTAGTTATTCAGTAGTAAATTACAGAGGTAAGGCAGCAGAGCCTATCACAGAGGAAATTTTATTCGAAAACGATACTTTAGGAAAAGGTTTAGTTACTTTCGAATCAGACGTTAAAGCGGAAACAATCTTCACAGAGGCTACCGCTTCAGCAACATTACAAGCGTATACAAGTGGCGTTCCTACTTCGGCAGGTTCATTGACCGCTCTTGATTACGCAGTTACTCCCGCTAAAGTTCAATTTTACCAAGAGTTCGACCCTAACTCTTTACGTTTTTCTCGTTTTAAAAGAGATATGAAGCCGGGAGCGTGGGAAATTATGAGCGACGAGTTCGAGCGTTTGGTTATCGGTGGTTTATATGCGAAACAAGTTTCTTTAGCAGCCGAAAATGAATTTTGGAACGGTGTAAAATCAGCAACTCAAACAGCCGTAGCAGCATTAACAGCGGGTACTGCTAACACTTCGGTAGGTGCTGCTGAGAAAACATTAGTAGCAGCTTTAACCGCTTCTCAAACTGATGGTGTTATCGCCCGTATGATTTACAACGATATTAACTCTTCAGCTACTGCGGGTGTAGGTACTCGTATTAAAGTAGCGGGAACAACTGTAACAGCTTCAAACATTAAAGCAGAGTACGACAAAATTTACGCAGCTATCCCAGCGGTAGTATTATCGAATGCAGAAGCACCGAGAATATACGCTCCTAAGTCACACAAACAAATGATTATCCAAGCTAACAACGTTACAACTGATTACACTAAACCGTTTTCAGTTTCTGACAACGCTGATAGCTTTTACTTCAACGGTTTGGAAATCGTATTCGTTCCGCTACCTGAGAAAGTAGTTATTTGTGCCGTACCATCACACTTGATTTGGTGTACAGATTTGGAAAGCGATGTTAACACTATGCAATTAGATAAAATTGCTAACAACAGAGAGGATATGTTCATTAAACACAATATGACTATCGCTGCTCACATCGTTAACCAAAAGTTCAACGTTCTTTACGTAGGATAATTTACTAACATAACCGCCTCTTAATTGGGGCGGTTTTAAAAAAATATTTATATGGCGTGTGATTTAATTGCAAAAGGTAGAACGTTACCTTGTAAGAATAGCCGAATCGGTATTAAATACGTCGATTTTGCTAACTACGACAGCGCAAACGTTTATTCAGTTACGGGGCAAGAAATTGCTACACTACCATCGGGACTTGACGAGGTGTTTAGATACCAAGTTAAAGCAACGGGAAATAGTTTAGTAGAAACTGCTACCGTAGACTTAGAAAAAAGAACTACTGAGATTAAGCAAGTACTTAACTTAGTATTACAGAAAATGACCAAAGAAAGTGAAGTTGAATTTTTAGCTTTGACTTACGGCATTACAACTGCTTTCGTTCACGACTTTAACGGTAATGTTTTTGCCGTTGGAATTGATACGGGATTGGATGCAACTTCAAGTACTAAGTCAACCGACGATGGTGGCTACAAAATCACTTTAGAGGCAGTTGATACTAAATACAGTCCTTACTTATCAAGTTCGGCTAAAACAGCTTTAGAAGCTTTAGTAAGTGATACAAACGTAACACCATAATTCTTTAGTTTAATAGTTTCTTAATTAAGGCGGAGTTGATACACTTCGCCTTTTTTACATTATAATATTATGGAAGAAAAGAAACACTTTTTAGACGTAGTTCAGTTAGATAATTACGTTCGACCTGATGTTAAAGAGGTAAGCAATAAAGATTGGGTAATGAACGGGGATAAAAATTCGTTCTATACTTACATAATCGAAAGGTATAACGGTTCACCAACTAACCGCGCAATCATTGATAGCTATGCAAAATTGATATATGGTAAAGGTTTGTATTCAAAACAACAAGCCGTAAAACCGTTACAGTTTGCGCAAGTACTTCAAAAGCTATCCAAAAAAGATTTGCGTAACATTTGCCAAGACTATGCAGTTTTTTCAGAGGCTTGTTACGAGGCTATCTATAAAAATGGCAACTTAGAAAAAATAAAGCACGTACCGAAAAATCAAATCTTACCTAATAAGATGAATGCCGATGGCGATATTGAGGGTTATTGGTATTCGCTTGACTTTAATCAGCCAAAAAAATACGAGCCTATATTTATACCTAAATGGGAAGCGGGCAAAAAGAACGGTTCTTATATAAAAGTTATTAGTTCGTATCAATTAGGCAAGTCTTACTTTACCGACCCTGATTATATGGCGGGATTGGCTTACGCTCACTTAGAGGAAGAGATAGCAAACTTTTGTATTAACTATATTTCAAACGATTTAAGTATCGGAAAAATAATTAATATGAATAGTGGCGAACCTCAAAGCGAAGAGGTAAGAGCGAATGTAAAAAAAGCGTTTAAAAAAGAGGGGCAAGGTAGCAAGAATGCGGGTAACGTTTTTATTAATTGGAACGACAACAAAGATACTTCGATAACGATTGAAAATATAGAGGTAAGCAATGCTTATGAGCAGTTTAATTGGTTAAGCGAAGAGGCGCAAGGAAAAATATTAACCGCTCATAAAGTAGTAAGCGGTAAAATGTTTGGTATTGATAGCGCAAGCGGTTTTAGTTCAAATGCCGACGAAATCGAAACGGCTTTTAATGAAACGATGTTAAATGTTATCCAACCAAAACAAGAGGTTGTACTTGATGATTTAATGGAAACTTTTACCGATGCGGGGTTTTCTATTGATTTGGATTTTATACCATTAAGAGAAAAGAAACAACCCGACCCCGTTGCGTTATCAAATCACGGACAACACCAAGACCCTATTGTAGCCGATGCGCTTTTGGAATTAGGCGAGGTTGTTAGTGAAGATTGGGAGTTAGTAGATGAAATCGAAGTAGTAGGAGAGCCTAAACTAAGCGAAATCAGTCTTAATTTGGCAAGCGTTCCGAGTTCGTTTCCTAATGTAGTGAGTGAGCAAGATACCTCTTTGTTTAAAATCCGTTACAAATATGCGGGAAATCCAAATCCTGAGCGTGAATTTTGCGCTAAAATGATGAAAGCCGATAAGGTTTATCGTAAAGAGGACATTGAATTGGCGGGTAGCAAGGTCGTTAATGCGGGGTTAGGACCGTTAGGAAGCGATACATATAATATATGGCTTTGGAAAGGCGGAAAAAATTGCAACCATTTTTGGCAAAGGCAAATATATTTAAGAAAAGGCAATAACAAAATTAGTGTTAATGAAGCTCGACGTATGATTTTAGAACTCGACCCTAAAGATAGACCTTTAGCTAAATGGCAAGAAAACGATAAATTAGTAGCGCAACCGCCTAATGATATGCCGAATAAAGGTGCGTATGTTGAATAATTTTAAAGCAGAGGAATAATGGCAGTATATTTAATAGATTACGAGGCAGGAGAGTTAA